CTTCTTCTCTTTACGAGACGCAACACCAATACGTGTTAACGTTTCCCTTACTTTAAGAAAATCGTCAGGTTCTCTCAACCTAACTTCAATCATTTGGTCTTGTGACCATTGAACCTCAGGTTCTCTCACGGTACTCATCTCATTCCCCCAACATCAAGTCGTTGTTTAATGTAATCCAGTTGTTGTTTAGATAAAATTTTTAGTGCCTGAGATGCTTTCTCATTACTATACCCATAATATCGTTTGACAATATCAAGGTTTTCTACTTTATCTTTCTTTATCCAAGGAGAAAATCTCTTCCTTTTCCTCAGACTATTTAGATAAAATTTATATTGCATGTCTTTGGAGAGATGATGATTAAGATTCATCTCATTAGAGAACATGATACTGTCAACATGACTAGACAGACAACGATTGACAATATATGGAGGGTAAGAGCCAATTGTTTCATTTGTAGCGATGTCCTCTTTATTATAATTTATAGAGTTCATCCAATCTTTCAGTTCCATATTCTCAATAATTCATCAAGATAAGTTCTTTACGTTCCTTTTGATCTTTCATATACTCACCAACAGAACGCATGGTATAAGTCAATTCAAATTCTGCTGCTTTCCAATCTTGAAATCTTTCTTTGATAAGTTGAGACGAATTATAAGATATGAGTTGAGGTCCAGCAAACCGATCACAAATGGTAGCAAAACTATCGTGGTTGAATGTATTATGCATATTCCCCTTACGTCCATAAAGGTTGCTTCCAATTTCGTAGGGGGGATCTAGATACGTGAAGACGTTATCCCAATCAGTAAGGAGTTGTTCATAAGATTGATTGGTAATCTTCCAGTTTCTAATTAGTTGTCCATAGAAGGGCAACTTCTCAATACCCCTTGTGGAGAAGTTGGAGTCAGATGCTTGGGGTGAAAAGGATGAGGACTCAGTGAGACCAGAAAAAGAGCACTTGTTGACAATATAGAAAACGACAGCACGAACCGTAAGGTCACACCCTCCGGGGTCTTTGCTAAGATAGTCTTTTGAATCCAAGAAAAGGGATTTAGCCGACACGGGGTCAGGGTGCCTTTGTTTAAGTTCTTGTAACTGTCTTTTAATTTCATCACTATTGTCTCTCAGTTGTGTCCAAAAATTAGTTAGTGGTTCGTACAAATCATTAACCCAAACATCTAAGTTAGGGTATCTTTGTGTGATATAAATTGCGACTGATCCACCACCAAGAAATGGTTCGCGATATTCAGTATACTTACTAAGATCTGGGAAGTGTGGTGCAAGTTTTTTACATGCACGAGACTTGCCGCCAGGATACCTCAGAGGTGTTTTAAGTGATGCCATTACAGATAAGTTGCTACGAATACGACTCGTCTACCACTTTCAAGAGTTGGTTGGTTGACAGAATGTTTTTTAAAATCAAAGGTTATTATATCATCTTCATGTGGTTTATAAGAATACTTTGTTCCATCGTCTTCATAAATGTCAATGTTACCACCATCAAATTCATTTAGATATACGACCAAATTCTTATGATAAAAATTATCATGATCTAGATGAGGTGGGGATGGGAGACCATTGGTATATGTGACAGAATTCGCAACAGCGCGGTAGATAAATTGAAATTTAATATTATTATATTGAAGAATTTGCTCAACAATTTTTACAGCATTGCCAACCAGATCACACGCATGACGTGGAATATATCTATCATCATTAGGTCCTTCTAGAAACTTATGATTGTATATAAAGTTAGCACACTCACCCTGACCTTCTTCTACATTGTAAGTGCTTGGTAAGTAAAACCAATTGAAAGTCGGACCTAAAATATGATGTTTAAGTTCAAGGTATTCTTTGGTAATTGGATTTTTCAGGATCTGATATATCATTTGAATTTACATTCAGATTTTTTTAACCATCTGTGGTAATAACCACAATCTCTACATTCCAGTTTTGCATAATGCGTAAATTTTGGAGTGTGTAGAACTCTTGCCCATTCACATTCACAAGTGGGACATTTTTTATGTTTGTATTCATCATGGAAAACAATTTCACCATCATTAATTCTACTAGTAAAATTATTACGGTGATTATTTTTTTGTCGTTTTAACAGATCATCTTTGGTTAACTTAGTTAATGGAGGACTCCAAGGTGATTTTGGATATCCAATTTTACCAATAACTTTTTCTTTTATTTCATCTCTGTTATACCAATCCATTATTTGAATTCACATTCAACCATAATTTCAGTCAGTGCTGCTATAAGATTAATCTCTTGATCAGCTACGAACGCAATTTGATATTGATACTTAGCAATAAGCAGCACAGCAGCAGCAATGCTAGGACCTTCAAGGGACTCCACCAGAGCATCATAAACACGACGCAATAGTACACTAGGATCATTGTCCAGGTTAGAAACAACCCACTTACGAACCTCCGTAAAGTTTTTCTCTTTAAGAACTTTGATAAGTTCATTGATGTTTACATCACTAAATTGCGCAAGAATTGCTGTATCAATATTGCCTCCGGTAGCATACCTTTGACATTCATTAAGAACACGCCTCCAATCTGGAAAGTGCTTATTGATGAGTTCAATCAGGACTTTCGGATCATATTTAATATTTTCCGTATCCAAGATTGTTTGCAATCTCTTGAAGAACTTGGCAGCAATTGCTGGTTTTTGTTTGTTTGTAATTCCGAACTCGACCACCGCGCATCGGGAGTGGAGAGGTTCGATAATTTTGTTCTTATAATTACAGGTGAAGATGAATCGGCAGTTGCTATAAAATGTCTCAATATTTGCCCGTAAGAGGAGCTGTACATCATGGGTAGTGTTGTCAGCTTCGTCAATAATGATGACTTTGTGCTTTGCGCCAATTGCTTGAAGTGAAACGGTCGAAGCAAAGTTCTTTGCCTGGTTCCGTACTGTGTCCAGAAATCGTCCTTCATCGGATCCGTTTATGATTATGTAGTCGCACCCAAGTTGTTCACAAAGGGCACGTGCAATAGTAGTCTTACCACAACCAGCAGGACCTGATAGCAATAGGTTAGGAATTTCTCCCCCATCCACAAATTCTTGGAATGTTTTCTTGATAGAATCGGGGAGAATACAATCATCAACTACTTTGGGTCGATACTTTTCAACCCAAAGAAAATCACTTTTAGGACTCATAAGTTAGATCAGGTTCAAGAGCGATGTAATAAGTCAGGTTACGATCCTGACTGGTGAATTTTGCAAGACCAGACTTGGAGATAACGACTCCATAAGAACCAGGAATTACCTTGATGTTTTCAACCTTGAAGTTGAACTCAAACTTTTCCGTAGTTTCACCAACTACAATTTCATAAGTGTTAGAGGTATCGTTCTTCTTATCACGTGCCACCAACTTGACAACACCGTTGCCACCAATGGCAGACAGATCAGGCACCTGATAGACACCAGCTGCTTTCAGCAGACGATCTAGGTCTTGTGTACTGAGCACAAAACAAACATCCTCAGAGGGCAGTGTGAGGGACTTATCGGGAGGTGTGATGATGACATTGGGATCAGCAAAGAAATACTTTGATCGTGACTTACCTTCCCGAACTACAACGTAACTCTCATTAGTAAAGTCAAGATCTGGAACAGTCTTATGCAGTTGCATTCCATTCAGAAACTGATTCAGATCGTAGATGCCAAAGTCTTTGGGGAACTCTTCATCAATAGTTGCCTCTGCAAGAATGTTCTTCATCACACTAATGGTGCGAAGGGAATTACCTTCCTTGAACAACAGAGACTGATTAATGTTACTGAAATTTTTAAGCAGAGAAAGAGTTGAATCAGAAAGTTTCATACGGTTGGGGGTTGACATTACAGAGACCAGAGAAGTGGTATAGAAGGATGCAATAGTGAATTGCTTTTAGGATATCCTGTTTGGACTTTCCATCTTTCTTACCAAAGCGAGAAAGATATTTAATTGCGTTAGAGCGGCAGAAAGGTTCTGCATCACCAACAGATTCAATCAGATCAAGTGTCTGAGTTTTTGATTCGGAAGAAGCATAGTGAGAACGATATGTTCCACCAAGATAATCACGAATCTCTTTGATGATTACATCTTCATTATACTTCCATCGTTTATTCGCGTTATCAGTTGTTGGGAGGTCAGGAATTTTTATTTGATCTTGACAAAGATCAAAACTGATATTGTCTTCGCCATAATAATCAGGATATACTTGATTAGCAGCTACTGGTCCATGTTCATCATAATTGTATTCAAAGATGTTTGAAGTAGTGTCGGTGTCAGGAAAGTCAAATTCATTAATTTTGTAGTTCATAGCATCATATAGTAGAGACCAAGAGTTTGTCATACAACAGATTCTACACCAAACTGTACGTCGATGTCAACCTTATCATAGAGATCCATGAAAGCTTGTTTAGTTTCATCATCAAAACGATTCAAGCATACTTCGATAGATTTTGCTTTGTCTTCAAAGATAGCATAGGCATTAACGATGTGAACTAAACGACGAGTGCTGATCAACTCATCAACACCACCATCATAGAAAGTCTTACGAATGATGTCTGCCCAGTCACAAAGACGCTTGCAAAAGTCTGCATCATTACAGATCTTACCAAGAATTTTTTGTTCCGTAGTGGAAGTAGGATATTCTTGTTCAAACGTTACTGGGAATCGTTCAAGAAATGCCTCATTCAAAACATTGGTGCCGATGAAACGTCCGTCATCAGAACCTTTACCCTTTGTGTTTGCAGTAGCAATTACATTGAATCCTACTTTGGGAGAGACAAACTTACCAATCTTCTTCAAGAAAATACCCTTTCCTTCTAAGATGGACTGCAAGCAAAGAATTTTATTAGATGCAAGGTCCACTTCATCCAGAAGGAGGATTGCGCCGCGTTCCAACGCTTCAATAACTGGACCGTTGTGCCATACTGTTTCGCCATTAATAAGGCGGAACCCACCAATAAGGTCGTCCTCATCTGTTTCTACTGTGATGTTGACTCGAATAAGTTCTCTCCCCAATGCAGCACACGCTTGTTCAACACCGAACGTTTTACCATTACCCGAAAGACCCGTAATGAACGTAGGATAAAACAGATTGGACTTAATAATTTTTTTAATATCAGCGAAGTTACCAAAGCTGACGAAGGTATCATCTTTTGCAGGAATAAGGTTTTGTTCAACAGCAGAAATTGCAGGAGGTGCTTGATAACTTTTTTCCAACTTTTGTTGTAATGTCAAATTCCACTTACCACGTCCCACCTTGAATCCTTCAAGACGTTTCGCAATTGTTTGATATGAAATATCGTTTGAAGCACAATATCCTCGAACGTCAGCAGCAACAATCTCATCACCATATAGATTTCTCAAATTGTCAAAAATATGTTCTGTGGATTGAGACATTTGTTTGATTCGTTTACTCCGTAATTATAACTGAGGATGGGTTGCTCTGAGGAGGTGGGTAGTTAGGTTTCCGAAGTGTCACAGTGGGTTTTTCATCAAACGGTCTCATGTATTCATGTTGAACCGTTTTGCCAGCATTAAATTTTCCAATCATAAATTCGTACCCAATCATGGGATCACACTCCCCACATACAAAGATGTCGCATACTGCCATTTGTTTTTCAGGCCAAGTATGAATACTAATATGACTTTCCGCCAACAGAGTTACTGCTGTTACTCCCTGAGGAGTAAATTGATGTGATACAGTATTTAACCAAGTCGCACCACATTTTACTGAGGTCTGGTATAGAACGTTCTCAATGTATATTCTATCATTAAGAAGATTTTTATCACAATCGTAGAGAGTGAATAGAACATGTTTCATTGATTAGACCCAATCAGGTTTACGATGCGGAAGACGAAGGTAATTATCTTTTACCCATGGTTTAGATGCAATATACATCTTGTAAGCAGTGAAGATATCTATGCTTGTATCAAGCTTAAACTCATCAGGTCCTGCGAAGACAAAGGGTGTTGTATCCTTTCCACTGCGACCTTGTGGGTCTGCGGTAGGAAGTATCTCCTTTGCTGCTAGAAGCGTGTTCTGGCAGGTGTGGACCTTACCATAGCGAGCAGTGTACTCATCACACATAGCGAGTCCATGAGCGAGGAGCCACTGCCAATTCATCACAAACTCATTCGCCCAGATAGTACAGGGATGATTGCGAAAGGCACCCTTCTCAGTGGCATAGGGAGTACCATCTGCTTTGGGAAGAGTGCCGAAGTTGTGACCCCATTTGTCAGAGCATACAATAGCAAGCATCTGACAGGTTTCTAAGGGCATCTTGACAATGTGTTTGTCAGGAAGAACCATGGCGGACTGCCATGGATCAGGGTCAGTCACAAAAATGTTCATAGTAACTTAGATAACGAAATGAAGAGTAGGAATGCTAGCATTATAACTACATCCCATGATTTTGTCCTTATGAAGTAAGGAATTGAAATAAGATCTGCAACGAAGTGTGCGGTCACACCAACTAATACATTTACATGAAGGACAATAAAGTAGGCAATAATGACGAGAGCACTACCTATGACCCTTAGACGAATTACATTTACCATTCAAGTGCTTCTGATACTGCGGGGAGTTGTTCTTTGAAAATATCACGCAACTAACTCCACGAACTCTGATAGAATTTTACGATTAAACTTGGATTTTGTCAATGATTTTTTGAAGGCAGCACGTATGGTTGACTTGTTCGCACCTTCTGCAACATCAAAATCAACAGTGTTCTGCATATTGGTTTGGTTCATTACAAACATCTTAGCGTAAGCAGGGACTTCGACAGCAGCAGATTTATGTTTTACAAACGTTTTGACATATTTTGAAATAAGATTCGGATTCTTAATTTTCATTCTGAGAAATTTAGTAAACTCACTAGTGCTAGTCAGTCTAATACCAATAACATTTACGTCAGGATTTCTATCGGTAAAGTTTTTGATCAAATCATCCACACTATTCCACTTATCCAGTTTGTAAGTCGTCCGAAGAACAGGATCACGAAGATAAACATTATTATTAAAATTAAGTGATGATGGAATGCATACTTCATCTCCTTGATAAGTGGTACGCATTCTTCCAAAGGTGAGGAATTGAGATTCTCCATCAGTCAGAATAACAGTATGAACTTTTTGAAGTCTCTTCTTAGATTTAAACTCAGGAATAATATTATGAAGACACATAATGACTTCATTAAGAGGAGTACCACTCAAACCAAATCCCATAGGAACATGAATTCGTTGATATCCTACGGATAGATTCCAAAAATTAAGACACTGCTTCTCAAATTCCATAGCATTACAATCACTATTCATGAGTTCAAGTAAACGGAAAGTCTTTTCAATCCACAATTCATTTGGTTTAGGATCATCAAGCAAACTACTGTGATGTCTTTCACCCTCAACATCTTCATGCCAACAATTTGTAAATGCATAAACTCGGAAAGGAATATTAACCTTACGACAAAACCAAGCAAGGTTGAATAATTGTTTAGCAGTATCTGCAAGGCATGGACCCATAGATCCAGACCAATCAAGAACAAAAACTAGTCCATGGCTTTTTCCATCAGGAATAGTAGTTACTTTTTTAAACAGATCTTCATTGAACTTGTAGGTATGAAGTTTGCTACAATCTAATACACCGGTTCTACTAATTGAAGCACGTGAGTAAGAGTCAGCTGACTTGCGACACTCAAACTCTTTGACCATATAATTTACTTCTTTCTGAACAGACTTCTTATATTTTGCATATTGATCTTTAAGATAAATCATTGGGTTACACTGATCATCAATATCTTTATACATAATGTCCCAAAACAAACTGAGTTTTTGATCAATCAATTTGTTGGAAATGACTACCTTTTCAACAGGAATATCAGGGATTTGAACATAGCGAGATTCCTTACCACCAAAACTAGCGAGATTCTTAATTGCACCACTTTCAGACTCAGCAGTATTTACAGAAGGCTCAGTAGGATTCGGGCGAGTATTAGAATCATTACTATCCATATCACCTTCATCAGAATCATCCCAACTATCAATAGGATCGGACTCAGAGTCATCACTGCTATCACTCCTATCGTCACCATCAAAGTTTTCTTCCATCTCCGATCTCGAAGTAATTTCCTCACTCTCCGAGTCATTTTCTTCCGTTGGTTGTTGAGCTTTCTCTTTGTCAAATAGGTAGAGAAGTTTAGCGGCGGTGATGACATCTTCCCAAGTTTCAGAATTTTGAATAGATTGAACGATTGGTTGCTCTTCAAGAGAGAACTTGATGCCGAGGAAAGGACCA